GGTTGTTTCTACTAATTCTATTGCTGTTGATGGCTCTGAGAGAGAAGATATAGATTCAATAAAATATTATTCTCCTAGACATTTTACTACTCAGAATAGAACAGTAACAAAAGATGATTATGTCAATTTGATCAGAAATCAATTCCCACAAATTAAAACTGTTGGTGTGTATGGAGGCGAATCCGCTGCCCCACCTCAATATGGCAAAGTCATCATAACTCCAATCCCATATGGAACTGTTCCTTTTATTTCAACTCAGTTAAAGAAATCAATTATTAGTTATTTGATGACAAAAACAATAACTACAGAACCTTTGATATATGATCCAGAATATCTATATCTAAAGATTGTTACAAACGTATTGTTCAATCCAACACTTACAAATAAAACTTCTAATCAATTGATAACTGAAATCACAAAGAAAATTCAAGAGTATGATACAAATAATCTAACAGAATTTGGAAACGATTTTAGAAAATCTAAGTTGATGAGTATGATTGATTCTACAGATGCGTCAATCATAAGTAATGATACAGCTGTAAGAATGGTATATAAAATTACACCAGTTAAAGGTAAATCACAGAGATTTCAATTTACTTATTCCAATGCTATCTACAGACCTGTTCAATATGAATATAAGCCATTAGAACAAGAAGTTATTCAAACTAATACATTTTCTTATGTAAAAAATAATAATTTATATCAAAATGTTCTTATTGTTGATGATGGTATTGGAAATTTAAATCTATGTTATACATCAAATGGTAACAGAATTATTCTTGAAAAAGGAATTGGAACTGTAAATTATAAAAATGGAAATATAAAATTTGATATCAAACCATATGATTATACTCAATCAATTGATTTTTATGCAAAGCCAAATACTTCAGATGTTAATGTTAATTAAAATAAATTTTTAAAGATAGACTATAGTAAAATCATCGTTCTCGTAAGCCCAATAGCATAATATGTTCACAGATTTAAAAAATATTGCTCCTTTAGTAAAAAAACAATTTCCTTCCTTTTATTTGGAAGAGGGAGATAATTTTCTTCAATTTGTCAAAGCATATTATGAATGGATGGATACAGAAGGTCCGTCTCAAAAAAGTAGAAGATTAGGAGAATATAGAGACATAGACAATACTCTAGATGAATACCTAGATCATTTCATGTCAAAGTACATGCATGGAATACCTAAAAATATATTATCAGATAAAAGATTGCTTGAAAAGCACATATATGATCTATATCGTTCTAAAGGAACTGTTGAGGGACTAAAGCTTCTATTTAGATTAATTTATCGAAAAGATATTAGTGTATATACTCCACAAGTAGACATGCTAAAAACATCTGATGGAAATTGGACAAGAAGAAAATACTTAGAAGTTTTACCAACTAATGCATCAAATCATTTTTCATATTTGAATAAATTTATAACTGGTTCAAATTCTGGTGCAGTAGCATATGTTGAAGAATCTATACAGTTTTATATTGGTAATCAGTTGATAAATATTCTTTATCTTACTGATGTTCGGGCTGGTCCTAATGGTGATGAATTTTTAATAGGTGATTATCTTATTTACGATAATTTATCTATCTATAATGCATCATATATTCTTGGGTCTACAAGAACCGCATCTGTTATTTCTTCTGGTCCTAATAATAATTTTGGTGATACTTTAGAAGTAGAAACTGACACAGGCAAAGGTATAAAATTTGGCATAACAAAAATGCTTGATTCTGATGCATCAAGAGGTTATTTGACATTTAAAATTGCATATGGTGGAAATGGTTATCTTCTTAATTCTCACATCAGTTTTTCTTATAAAACAGCTACTCATGGATCAGGCGCTTCTTTTAAAATTAAATCATTAAAAGATATTGTTGAAATTAATTATAATGATACTATAATTGAACCATATCTTTCTACTAGTCTTGCAGCCTTAGATTATGGAGCAGGATTAAATAATGCAAATATTGATACTATATTATCTGATGCATTAACATTTGAATTAAAAGAATTTGGAACAATAGCTTCATTGAAGGCTATGACTTCAGGAGATAGAAAATATGATGGTTCTTTATTTGTTGAAGTTAAAGAACCAAGTATTATTGGATATGGATTCAAAGATGATCATGGTGGAATATGGGGAAATAATGCTGTAATAACCGCAGAATTGGCTACCGCAGAAGGAACTGTAGATCAAGTAAAATTGATTGCATCTGGTTATGGATTTAACACAGATAATGATATATTAATATTTACAAATACAACAACAGGTGATTCTGAAGTTGAGTTACAATTAACTACTAGTGCTATTGGTCTCGAAGAAGGTTATTGGAAAGATAATGCAGGATTTTTAAATTCTGATAAATACCTTCAGGATAGTTATTATTATCAAGAGTATTCATACGAAATCCAAGTAGAAAAATCATTGGATAAGTATATAGATGTAGTCAAGAAAACAATGCATCCTCTTGGCAATATATTATTTGGTAGACCTCTAGTTATTGATAAAGATGATTCATTAAATATTAGAATTCAAATTGATTCATTTGCAAATGCTAGTACAGACAGGCTTTATGATACAATTAAAATTGATTCTGCGCCTTATATGATGGAAATATATTGGGATGGTACAGCAACTTGTTGGAAATATGTAAGTAAGAATGCAGTATATGTTTTTTAGGAAAGCAAATTAAAATATGCCTATTAATTTTAACGAAACACTAAAAACAAAATTTGTTGAAAATTTTATTAGAAATATTTCTAATACTAATATCAGTTATTACGTTGGATTTGGAAAAATTCTTCCATGGAATGATGATGAAAATCCTCCTAATTCAAATAATAGTATTGAATCTTTTCAATATGATGTTCAAAGAGATTTACTTTTTGGTAAAAGAATAACATCTTCTGATGCTGCATATGTTATTAGAAAAATTCAATGGGTAAGTGGTTTTGTATATGATCAATACGACCATACAGATAAAAATCTTTATTATAAAAATTATTACGTAATTAACTCTTCAAACAGAGTATACAAATGTTTATTTAATAATTATGGGTCTGTTTCTACTATTATGCCAGAGGGCAACAATACTGGCGATTTTGATACAGGTGATGGGTATAAGTGGAAGTACATTTATACTGTAACAGCTAATCTTGAAACTAAATTTGGAACAAATGATTATATGGCTGTTGTTGACGAAAGAAATGTTATTAATTCTGCGGAGCATGGTGCTATCCATGTGTGTTTATTAAAAAATAGAGGAAGTGGATACATTTCTGCAAATGGTCAAATTGATGAAATAGTAAATGATACGACATTTAAAGTTCCAAATACTGTATCATCATCCATTGTTGGCGCATATAATACATCAGTTTTTTATGCTGGAGGTGATCCAAAATTATCTTCATCAGTAATAGAAAATTATAAAGCAAATTCATCTGGAAGATATGTTATAACTGCAAATCCAATAACACATGTTGAAAATAATAGATTTGTTATTTCTCCACAAGTAAAATTTACTGGTGATGGACAAGATGCTTTTGCTATTAGTATCGTTGACCCTCTCCATGGAGAAATTTCGGGTATACATGTAATTTCTAGAGGTACTGGTTATAATTATTGTACTACAGATATCATAGCTAATTCATTTTTTGGTAGTGCAGCAACATCATATCCTATCATATCTCCAAAAGATGGACATGGAGCAAACAACATTTATGAATTAGGATGCAAAACTTTAGGTATTGCTGTTGTAACAAATCCATCTGATAATTTTTATGATTGGGTATCATATAGACAAACTTCATTATTATATAATCCAAAGTCAGTATTGAATGGAAACATTTATAGAAACAATACTTTTATACAATTGACCGCTCTTACTATAACATCTTATAGCAATTATTTTACAGTGGGTGAAATAGTAAGAGGAAATATCAGTGGAGCATATGGAACTTTTGTTTATATGACAGATACTAAAGTATTTCTAAAAAATACAAGAGGAACTTTTGTTCCTTCTGATACACTTAGTGGTGACGATTCTGTAGAAACTGCTCTTGTATTATCCATAAATAATGAAGATATAGTTCCATATAGTGCAGATGTGTTATATTATAAGAATTTTGAACCAATTAATAGACAAGGCATAACTACAGAACAAATAAAACTGTATTTTTCAATCTAAGGAATACCAATGGCTGAGTTACAAACTAATTTTAATATAGCTCCATTTTATGATGACTATGATGAGGACAAACAGTATTGCAGAATTCTGTTTAGACCAGCCACTGCTGTTCAAGCTAGAGAACTGACACAAATACAGACTATTCTACAGAGGCAGATATCTCGTTTTGGTAATAGTATATTCAAAGATGGTACAATTCTTGAAGGTTGTAATTATACTACTTACTCAAATATGTCTCAAGTAAAATTTAAAGATGATACTCCCAATACTTTAGATTTCCATGTTCTTACATATAACTATTCAGATTTTGCAAACAATTATCTTCTAGTATCAAATACTACTGGACTAAGAGCTTCTGTATTTAAAGCTTTTGCTGGAGCAGAAGCCGCTGTCAATTATGGAACCCCAGATACAAATAGAGCTTATGTCATATATGTAAATTCTGGAAATAATTCAGGTATACAAGTAGATCAGTTTAGCACAACTTCAGAACAAATTGACGTTTATAATTCAACACAAGATAAATCTGGTATTCTCAATCCTGCAAATAAAGTGGGTGTTGTTTATACTTTGAGTTCAAATAGCACTGTCAATGCTCTTGGTAAAGGATATGGATTACATTTTGGTTCTGGAGTTATCTATCAAAAAGGATTTTTTCTAAAAACTTTACCAGTAGATTTCATTATCAGAGAACATAATGGTAATGCAGCTGGTATGGTTGTAGGATTTAATACAAAAGAATATATTGTTACTCCCTCTGAAGATGAGTCATTATATGACAATTCTATTGGTAGCACAAACTATAATGCGCCTGGTGCCTATAGACTTAAGCTTGTACCAGAACCAATCGCATATGATGCAGCCAATAATCAAGTAACTGTTCCAAAAAATTTCTTGAGAGTAATAGAGTATGATGGTGGTGATGGACGAATTGTAGAAAGTCATACAGTTCCTCAATATAACCTTATTGGTGATGAAATTGCAAAGAGAACATCTGAAGAATCAGGCGACTATGTTGTTAAACCATTCCAAGTAGATATTTCTGCCCATGAATCTAATGTTTATTCATTTTATTATAATGCATCACCAGGTATTGGATATGTAGATGGTTATCGTGTAGAACTTCTTTCACCTAGAAAAATTGAAGTAGAAAGAGGGATATCTTCAAATACTCTTTCAAATCAACTTGTAACTGTGAGTATTGGTAATAGTATTAAAGTAAATAGTCTTGCTGGTATATTTGATTATAATAATTTAGTAGAAGTTCAATTACGTGATGCAATTCAGGGGGCATTGTTGAGGGATCAAGCAGTGTCAACTCCTTCTGGAAGTATTGTTGGATATGCAAATATAAGAGGAGTATCTTATTATGATGGACATAAAGGCACATCAGGAGGTATTCATGATGTTCATATTTTTAATATTAGAATGAATTCTGGAAAAAGTTTTCAAAATGATGCAAAAAGTATATACGTTAATGATGCTACATATGGAACTTGCTATGCAGACATAATTTTAGATATTAATAGTAAAGCAAGCATAGACGAAAGTAATTTAAACCGTGCAATATTTGATACTGGATTAATCAGTGTTAAAAGGTTTACAAATAGAGAATGTGTAAATGGCACTTCGTTTGTATACAAACCTATTTTAACTGGAACTTTAACACCAGATTCTGGTAGAAGTACTGTAGAATTTACTATAACTGGTGGTACTGATATATTTGATTATGGATATGGAATGGTAACTGATAAAACATCAGAATCTATTGATATTATATTTGGGCATGATGCAAATTCAAATATAATAATCAGTAATGCTGTTATTGATATTACCAGTGCTGAATCATCAATTATAATTTCAGCAAGTGAATGGACCAATAATTTTAAAGTTGGACAAGGAATTATTCTAAAGAAAGGTGGTACTGTAACTTGTCACACTGTTTCAGATATATCAAATGATTATGTTCTTACTGTTATACCAGCAACTGGTATACCAGAAAATGATACAGACGTTGAAGTAAAACAGTTCTTTAAAAAAGGAACCTATGTTGATTTGGCTGGTAGTGGAAATACATTCTCATTTTTATCATCTACCTTAGCTCATGCATCATTGGCACTTGATCCAGAATCATCTTCATATCCAATGTATGCTCAAATATCATCTTCTAGAACTTCAGCAACGCCAATCGAAAAAGTAGTTCATAAAAATACTTATGTAAAAATAGACTGTGCATCTAATGTAAATGGTGTGAATGGTCCATGGAATCTTGGTTTACCAGATGTATACAAGATTGCAAATGTTCACTTTGGTTCAACATATAGTGAAGATAATGTAGATTACAAAGAATGGTTTAATTTAGATAGTGGTCAGACAGATTCACACTATGGATTATCAAAGCTTGTAGTATCACCAAGATATGCTAAAAATATTGCGGCTGGGTCTAAATTTTTAATAAAATTAAATCATTTTAGCGCAAACATTACAGCAACGAAGGCTGGGTTCTTTAGTGTGGATTCATATCCAATCAATGATACTGATCCAACTAATCCAAATTATATTGCAACTTCTGAAGTTCCAATATACTTTGATAATACACAGGTTGGTTATGATTTGAGAAATCATATTGATTGTAGATTCTATCTAGATAATACAGCTGTTATTGCAACTACAAAAGAAGCAGCAACAATAAATCCAGTTAATAATAACTCTGTATTTAAAAAAGGTAATCCAGGAGAACAGATTGTTGCTGCTATTGGAGAAAATATATTATACGATGTAGAATATTATCTTCCAAGATATGATACATTTATTATCAATAGAGATGGTGCTCTTGATGTTAAAGAAGGCATTCCTTCTCTACACCCTCAAAGACCCGCAATAAATAAAACAGGAATGCCTATTGCTGAAATTTATGTTCCACCTTATCCATCATTAACATTTAAAGAAGCTGAATAAATGACATATAATAGAAAA